AAAAAAAAAAAAAAAAAAAAAAAAAGGCGGGGGGCAAAAATATCCCCGCCCCGGCTAGATAACGATAGGTTGTCCTGTTGTTTTAGAAAATAATTAATTGATGCCAGCCTCACGTAACTTGTTTTCCAGATTTTCGATTCTTTGAAGGAGTTCCTTGCATCCATTTATTGCGACAGTAGTGGCAAGGGTAGCGTAATCGACCCCCCACGTTCTATCTACTTCTGTATCGCCAAGTATATAGACTAATTGGGGGAAAGACTCTTTTACATCTTGGGCGCTTACACCTATTTGTAATATTTTATCCTCATTGTTTTTCCATGTATAATAGAATGCGTCTATGTTTTGTATCTTGTCTAATATGGATGTTACGTTATCAAATCTTGTTTTTAAACGAATGTCCGATGTGTTGGATATTGGTCCAGATGCTCCTATAGCCGCCGTAGAATCTCCATGAGGAAAGAATTTGACACGATACCATGGGCTTGACTGTGCGGAACCTTCTCCTGAAGGATTCGAACTTTCGAACAATAATCCACCATCCCCATCTTTAGATCCACCCATTTCTATTGTCCATTGATACTTATACCCGAAAGCGGATTGATTTGTAAGTTTTATTTGAGCTGCTTGCCATTCGGTGTTTGAACCCGACAAATTAAGGACTGCGGCGCCATTTTTATTGATAGATATTCCATTGGTAATTGTTCCTCCATTCCATGTAGAAGAAGGAAGAGTAACTACTCCATCTGAATCCCATGTGATTTTGTCTCCGATGCTTCCTGCTCCTTGGCTATTAAAACGAATATTTCCATTAGCTAAAAAACTATCACCAGTTCCTCTTAATTGTATTTTTGTGAACAATCTATCCACTAACAATATTTCCATATCAGTTGGGTTTAAACTTATATAGGAACCACCAAATGATTGCCCGACAAAGCGACCATCGCTAGCAAAATTCCATGCTCCCGCATTTAATTCTTCCAAAGTCAATTTAAGGGAATTAATTTGCTCTGCTGTAACTGTAGCATTTACCTTGACGGAATTATCGATTGTCATCTTGCCGTCTTTATCCCAAGTTATTTTCTCCGCAATACCACCAGAGCCGTCCTTGTTGAATTTGATCTTTCCTTGTGCGAATGATGCGCTCCCCATATTATCTATTTTCCAATATTCAGCATTACCATATGAGCAATAGATATCTCCATTTGAGCCAAGGTAGATATCATTGTTGGATATTGAATTATTATTTATGTTCCATCCACCAATAGAACCTTCGTTTGCGGTAATCTTTCCAGAAAACGAACCAGTAGCGCTACTCAATTTCCCTACAAAAGTACCACTTGCTGCGTTAAGTGAGCCAGAAAAGATTCCATTAGCTCCATTCAGTGTCCCTTTAAAATATGCTGTTCCATCAGTGTTTATCCTGAATTCTTTAGCTCTTATTGCTCCTTTGCTGGATAAGGTTATACCTGATGTGGAATAATCCTCAGCTGTTTGTTTTGCTCCTGAGTAAAGGGAATCAGCGTCAATTGTCCATGCTCCAATTGTTCCGGAGGTCGCGGTAATTCTACTGACCGATAATATCCCTGCACTAGTCCAAAATATCCCCCCCATTCGCTAACGTTCCCGATCCATCATTGTTCAACTTCCATTTAGTCCCATTTGTTATGCTCCCATCAGATCCTAGGGATATGTTGTTTTTAGAGATGACGGAGCTTGTGATATTCCATCCTGCTATAGCTCCCGAAGTGGCTGTTATCTTTCCTCCAAATTCTCCAGATCCTTTAAAATAAGCTCCACCATCAGTGTCGATCCTAAAGTTCTTGGATCTGATGGCTCCATTTGTTCCGTCAGAATAGATAGTTATACCAGATGTTGTATAGTTGTCACTGGATTGTTTCGTTCCAATATAGATAGAATCTGTATCAATGTTCCATTTTCCTATCTTTCCACTGGTAGCTGTTATCTTTCCGTCTACAGAAAGATTCCAATCCCCTTTGTTATCTTTTGTCCAAGTGATTTTTCCATTTGCCAACGACCCCGATCCGTTAGGGTTTAAGCTCCAAGCAGCTTGATTAGCCACAATTGCCTTGATACCTCCAGCTGTGGATAGCTCAATATGATCTTTTCCAGAAGTAGTCTCTGAGGTTATTTTATCGGTGGTTATTTCCCACCCTCCAATTGTTCCCTTATTGAAGGTCAATAAGGCTCCAACAATAGTATTAGTGCTAATATCCTTGGCGAAAATCTCTCTAACGTTAAGCACATCAGTATTGATGGTGCCATTTTTAATCAAGGTATTACCTCCTAAAGTTGAACCATCACCTATCTCTACTTGACCTTTAAAATACGCCGAGCCATCTTTAAGGATATAGAATTTATTACCTCTAGCCCTAATTGAGCCGTCTTCCTCTAATCTAAGTAGGGGGTTCTGGATAGTACCTCCAATACCTCCCTTGCATGCCCAAAAGCCATAGGATTCGCTGTCTTCAGATAATGTGCCATCTGTTGGTTGGTACTGGGTGGCATATTCTCCAAACTCAAGCTGAGGTGAGCAAACTATCAATTGCTCTGTAGTCTCGAATCTCATGGTAAGCTCGTTAGCCGTGGAATATACGGGGAATGTGGTCGTATATCTACGCCAGCCAGCCTCTATTTCGAAAGAGTCTATCAAGTTCGTATTTTGATAGATCTTTACGGTTAAATCTTTTGTTCCCTTGATCCATATAGAGAACGTGGCAATCTTGTCTTTGTTTGCTGATGCCCAACCCGTTTCCCTACAAACCAACGTGTGCATATTTACGGTGGTAAACTTGTATGCGTTACCAATGCGTGCCGGTAGATTCTCATTGGTTAGTAGTGTTGCTGTGCCTTGAAAATCGCATTCAAGACTGTTCCGTATCAAGTTCTTCTGTATTCTTCCTGCATAGAAAGTACTGGAGAATCCATTCTCATCGCCAGCGGTTAACGTACCGGCTATACCAACGTTCTGGGTTGCGTAGAGGTTTTGGGAGTAGACACCATAACCCTTGAGCGTACCAAACACGGGATCTACTATTTGCCCGATTTTACCGATGGTAGCCTTGTTTGCGTTTGTGAAATTGGCTATATCGGATAGCTTGATGATATTCAACTCTGCTACAGATATGGTACTGTTGGGGGCATTATCAAGAACGATAGTGAAACTTCTGGTGTCTCTAGGAGTTTGATCTATCCTAACCAGATGAAATTTATATTCCCAAGCCGTAGACACGCTTACTGTTCCTTCGGCCTCATATTTACTGTCATCCGTATATCCGAATTTGAATGGGAGAGAAGCGATGGATCTTGTTGCCTTGATCTTGTATGATATAATAACTACATTTTGGATCATCAACGTGTCCTCGAAGGTCGTTTTTATCCTTGCGTTTCCCGATGAGGTCTTGTTGATGGAGAATACACGATACGCTCCATCAAGGTATTTCTGATAGGAGTATGTGCCATTAGAGTTAAGAATCGCATGGTATTTATCCTTGGAGGCGATCGAAGGGGTGTTTCCCGGCAAGAAAGGGATACATAACGATTTCTCGGTTCCAAGTTTGTCAAGAACACTCATATAAGGCGCTTCAGAATCACTTGCCGTTAAGTATAAGGCTCCGCTTCTGTCTGCGTTGAAAAGATTGGTCATCCTTGCGAAATCCAACACTTGATCGCTGGAGGGAATATCTCCGTCCAGCAATGCTCCCACGAAATAAGGCGAATCCTCCAGTACCCCGTTCTCGTTGGCGATCTTATCTATTCCTGTATCGAGAACAGCCATCAAGCTGTATATAGTATTCTTTCCGTCAAAATATTGTCTTCTGACGATATCCCCGGCTTGTAATCCTTGTATTTTCTTTGATTTAGGATCGATAGAGATCTTGTACTTCGTATAATTGATTAATGACATAAGTTTATGGTATTGTTGTTACTTTATCTGCGCTACATGAGTCACTTACCCAGAGAGAGCCGTTGACTACGTTTATTTTTTGGATCTCAAGCTCGTAAACTCTCATTTTTTTACGAATCACGGCCTCGTCTACGGTTAACTCTACATTTCCTGTATCTAGCTTTTTCCTGATCGCCCATCCCTCACCAGCAAAACCAGTAGAGAATCTTTCAGACGAGAGATTGTTTATGAAATAGGAATTCCCAAAATGCTTGATACCATCAGATATGTTAACTAAGCGATTGTTATCGGTAAAGAATAGCGTATTCTCGGAAAGTCTAGTTGTTGATTCTTGAATCCCTATAAATCCCTTAGCCTCAATTGGATTATTGAAAGTGAAAAAGTCAGCTGTAGAATCAATGAATACGCTTTCGCTATTCTTGGATTGGTCAGCATATATTGAGGTGGACTGTTCTATATTGATCGTAGTTCTATGAGTTGCGTTATAAGAGTTCCTTATATATTTTGTGGTTAATCCAATACCACAGGTGTCAACGGAGATAAATGGGCCAATTTTGTCACGAAAACGTAATTTGTCATGAATGATAACGGATTCAGTGTCAGTGCTTATTAATGTATTACCAAACCCGTATCCGGCTTGAAAGGAGTTCATGAAAGAAGCGTGTCCGAATTTGTCAATCAAATCATGATCTCCAGCCTCGGTTTTCAGTGTACTCCAGAGTCGTATATCACTAGTTGTCGTTCCACCTAGGATTAACGCACCACCAATAGAAGAGAGCTGGATATGAAAATCAGATGGACAACCAAGTACATTTATGTTATTGTATTTGATCTTATTGTTTTTTCCTAGACTGATATCGCCATTCATTTCAAGCTGATTTGTCTGGATCGATGCTATAATTTGACCATTAACACCAAACTTTACACCAAAAAGAGAATCAAGTTGACCTTTAAGTGTACTTGTTCTTGCAACAGAAAGGTTTCCTTTAACCTCAGAATCTTTCATCGTCCAATTCACATCTGCTCGATTAGAATTGCCGGAATGATATATATTGTTTGCGAAGTATGTGAAGGTGTCTGAGGATACGTAGAATCCATTTGTGTTACTTGATCCAACGGCCAAGGTTCCGGTGGTTTTCACATCTGAGTTTATGAAGTCGATAATATCTCCTCCATTGATCTTTAGTTTCTCTTTTTTATCTATATTGTCAATATAATGATTGAATATTATCTTATTGTCAATAAGTAAATTGTCGCTATTTATCTTAAGCTTTTCTTCAATAGATATGTATTGATCCTTTACGATTTGCCCCTCTGTTACTCTTATGGTCTGGAAAAATATCTTTCCATCTTCTCCTGCTTGAAAACCAAATAGCGTTCCTAATCGGCCAGACATATTATCACCGTTTTTCTTAACGAAAGTATTTAGTTGTGGCTCCGTAGGTTCACTTGTACCTATACTGTTCGCTATTGGTGAGGCTAGGCTATATGCTATATTCTTGATGCGATTGTCAAGAGGAATATCTACCCTTCCGTCTTGACTAGATTTAATACTGGCGAAGAAATTATCGAAAAGATCTTTGCAAACCGAAGAGACAGACAGGTCTGGCATATTGATCAACCCCTTATTTGAATCTTGTTCTTCCATTATTTTACTTTTACGGTTTGCGATAGAAATGAATTACACTCGGAGAGGAACGAGAGAAAATTGGCTAGGTTGATGATTGGCATTGTCCCTAGCATGGTAGGGGTGGTTATCTTTGAGCATTCGGTTATGAATTTCATCATAAGAGTTACCAATTGTTGACCTAATACCGCAGGTTCAGTAGCTCCCTCTCCAATACTGATAGATGATCCTTCCAGCGTTATGCCATAGGAGTCTATCTTCTCATAAGATCCTTCCACGGTCTCCTTTATTTGGGCCTTATCGACCTCTGTTTTGGATGACCCTATCTCTGATGTTATCTTGTCTGGCGTGATGACTTGGATGGCTGAA